CAATTATTCAGCGGCAACGAACACAGGCTATTGTTCGGCGGCAACGAACACAGGCTATTGTTCGGTGGCAACGAACACAGGCGATTATTCAGCGGCAACGAACACAGGCAATCGTTCGGTGGCAAGTGTTGAGGGTAAGAGCAGTTTTGCAATTGCAACAGGGTTTAACAGCAAAGCAAAAGGAAAACTCGGTTGTTACATTGCTGTTGCAGAGTGGAAACAAAAAGAGAGCGGAGAGTACGATTTGATGAATTTTAGAGCGCACAAAGTTGACGGAAAAGTCATCAAGGAAGATGTTTATTATACGTTAAAAAATGGAAAATTTGTAGAGGCGAAAAACAATGAAAATTAAAACGGTTATTCTTTTCGTGATTGCAAAGCTGATTGCTTTTGCGATAACAGCAAGTGCGGCGGTGATGTCATATCTGCCGTTGGCATACTTTGCGTATGAGCAACGAGGATATTTTGCAATAGGCGGCGAAGTCCTCGGGGCGTTGATTATCACGGCAGTCGTCGGTTGGGCGGCTAATATCGTAATGAAAGACTGGTTTCGGGGTATGCTGAAACTGGTCGGAGAGGAGAAGAAAATATGAGAGAGATTTTGTTCCGAGGTAAAAAGTACAACGGTGAATGGGCGCATGGATATTATGTGCAAGCGAACAATTCGTGGCATGGCTACGGTAAACACAAAGAACGGATTGTTTGCTCGGCTTGCGCAAACGGAGGGTGGTTTGCTTTGCAGGAAAAACACGCTGTTATCCCCGAAACCGTAGGTCAGTACACAGGTCTGAAAGACAAGAACGGCAAGAAGATTTTCGAGGGGGATATTGTTAAAAGCATAGAAACAAAAGAAACCGGTGTTGTGCAATTTTTTCCTGAACATTCTGCATTTATGATATGGTGCAAATTTTCAAACGAAGTTGGTTTTTTGTATGAGTGTACATCGATTGCTGAAGTTATCGGCAACATCCACGACAATCCCGAACTAATAAGAAACGAGGTGTAAAAAATGGATTTATTTCTCAAAATCGTGTACAGTTTGATTATGAATTTCGTCTGCTTTTTTGCGGGCTACCTTGCTTGTCGGCAGGAAGAACAGCGCAAGCGTAGCGAAGCAAGTCGCAAGCTGATATTGCAGATAGCGGACGAACTGAAAAAACTTGAAGAGGAGAAAGCGGAAGATGAACGCAAGAACTAAGTTGGAAATGTCAAAGTTTAAAACTGAGGAAATTGAAACAGCAAGACTTCCGAAACTGATGTCAATTCGTGAGATTGCGCAAACTGGTGTTATTCCCGAACACGCATTGCGTCGGCTTGTCAAGGAGGGTAAAGTACCCTGTGTTTACTCAGGTCGCAAGGCGTTGATTTGCTTTAGCAGACTGTGAGAACTAATCGGAAAAGGCGAACTGTGAAAGGAATGAAAAAAATGACAGAACTTGAAAAGATTGCAAAAGAAGCTACAGACCACGGCATGAGCTACGGCGAGTACGTTTCGTGAAAAGCAAAAGCAACGCTTGAGCAACAGCAAAATTACCGCCGTGCAAAGCAGATAGCGGAACTGAATAAAAAGAGAGGTAAGAAAAAATGAAAGCACGGATAGCAAGAGGTAACGTGTCGAGCGTGCAGAAAGAAATGGAAAAAGTTGCAATGCAAGAAGTTCTTGCGATTTATCGTATGAGCCTTGCAATAGCTTTGAACAAAAAATACCATTTTGGTAACGGCAGACTTAAAGAAGTGTTTGATGAAACGGACAACGTGCTGAAAAGATTTGACGGTTATGCAGGTGACATCAGCAAAGCGAAAGGATATAGCGATTTAGACACAGGGCGAGAAATGCTCGTCCAAGCGTTAGAAAGCCGTGGCATCGACATTGAACACGTTGCAGGAATAAAAATTGTTAAATTATAAAACCAAAAATAAGGGCTGAAAAAAATCAGCCCTGTTTTTTTATTCGATTTCGTCAATCTTCCGCATTACTGAGTTGTAAAGTCGCTCGTTTGTTACCTTGATAACGTCCATCAGTTCGTCAATGACATCAAAGACCTTTACGCTGTTCTTGCCCTCGACAGCTTTCAAAAAATCAGTTGTTCCCGATACTTCAAGTGGTATTGCTTGAACAGCAGGAGCGTTGCCATTGAGATTTGCTCGGACGATGTAAAGCCAAGCAAGACGCTCAACGGTTGCCCAAGTTGTATCGTGATTTGTTTCAAGGTCTAAAATATCCTTGTCGATAATATCAAGAGAAAGCATTTCATCAACCCCGTTTCATCTTGTTTTTGTACTTGTCGTGGATTTCCTGCTGTTCGCAGTAGACGGTCGGCATATCGTAGTCAATGCTTGCAAGGGCGATAGCTTTACGCTGTGCAGTTTTCAATTCGTGGTCTACATCCTTGACAAGCTTTTTGATTTCGCAAGCTGTAGCAATTTCTCCGACTTCGTAAAGATTGCAAACCGCTTCTTCGTAAAGTTTCTTTGTAGCCTTTTCCCAGTCAACCCATTTTGCAAAACCGTCACGGACTGCTCTTTTCTTAGTTCCTGCGTCAACTTCCTGCCGAGTGTAGTTGTACCAGTTTTCGGGAATTGCTTTCGGATTTGTTGCCTTTTCTGCAAGTGGCAAGAGGTTGTAGTGATTAAGGTAGTAACTCATTATCTTTCTGCGTGTTTTAAACTCGCAAAAAGCGTGGTATTCGTGGCAGCGTTTGTAACCGTGCAAATTTAAAAAATCGTAGTATTCGGCTAACTGGTCGTGGAACATCACGCCTTCAACCAAATGCGAATTTAGCTTTTCAAAAATTTCTGATACTGTCATTTTTTGTTCTCCAGTAACTGTAATATTTTCGTTATCTTCTCGTCCTGTTCTGACAGGTGGTCGTGAATATCTTGAACTGCTGATTGCACGGTGTCATTTATCGTTGTTTGGTCTATGTTCTCGCCGTAGTTTAACAGACCAACGATAAACGACACCATAGTGATAGCATCAAGTAAGTCGTATTGCTTGCTATTCATCACAGTTTTACAACCGTTACTGCAAGATTATTGACAACTGAAGCTGTTCCTCCGAGAACAAAAGACAGTATAGAACTATCACAGCCGCAAGCGTTACGCACCACAGCAGTAATGCCGATATTAGCTGTTCCGTTTGCCGCTACAGTCTGAGAGCCTGTCGCACCGATGATTTCAACGCCGTCTTTCTGAGCGGTTACAGAAACTGTTCCTGCCGCAGTGGGAGAAACTGTAGCAGAAACGTTGATTAAGTAATAACCCTGTCCGCAAAGCGTGATTGCGTTGCCGTCCTGCTTGATGTTGGGTCCGTATCTGCGAGAAGTAACCCCGACAGGGATAATATCGCCTATTGCGATAGTAGGCGATGAAGTGTTCGTTGTGTAGATTGTGCATTTACTCATTTTACATTTTCCCTTTCAAAAATCAAAAAATTAAGGGGCGACTTTTGCCGCCCCGTTGTTTTCCTCGCCGAGTAGGGCGTTATCATTTTCGTGAAGCCACGAAAAAGATTAGATGTTGTTGCAACCGCACGGATTACAGCCGCAGAAAGGAGAAGCTCCTGCGCTGTAAGTGTAACTCATCGGGTAGCGAACGACACCACAGAAGCGGCTGTCCATTTCAAGACTGGAAACCTTGTCACGAAGAGCCTGTATCTCGTTAGTCTGAATGAGTGAACGAGTAGCTTCGCCTTCTGCGTGAATTGCAGTAGTGATGTCGCAAGTCTGTCTGTCAATCTGCGCCGCAAGATTTGCGGTAGCAAGACGATTCTCACAGCAACAAGAAGCAAGCTGTTCCGAGAGGTTTCTGCCTTCGGTTGTTACGTTTCTCTGCATTTCGTAGCCAAGACTGCAAATGCCGTTACCGATGTTAGTCAGACGGTCATTGAGCTGTCCGAACTGCTGACCGAACAGAATTTCCTGCTGTGAAGCGGCTGTTGCGTACTGACCGTAATCACCCTGTCTGTTTCCCCAACCGTTGCCGTTGAAGCCCCAAAAGAGAAACAGGAGAATTACCCACCACGCACCGTTTCCACCGAATGCGCCGTCATTATCCTTAGTAACGGCGGCAAGGTCTGATAAACTGTAGTTATCCATTTCGTTAATCCTTTCGTGAATTTTATTTATAAAGCGTTGCGCACCGCTTTATTTCAGAATGTTTTGCAAGCTCTGAGCCTGTTGCTTTAACTGCTCGAACTGCGCCTGTGTCATTTTACCGCTGTTCAGCAGTTCCTGTACTATCTGCTGAGGATTTCGGTTTCCGAGCTGTTTCTTGAACTCAGCAAAATGCTGTATCATACCAAGCGGATTGTTACTGCTGTTCGGCATTTGCTGACTTGCTCCGCTTAGTGCTTGTAATATCGGATTTGCCATTTACGATTTCCTCCAGTCGTGATATTCTGCTTTCCAAGTCCTTCGTGTTGACAGGTGACTCTGCCTGATAAGGTGTTATGCTATATGGAGTGATTGTCTTGTATCCTGCTCCGTCAGACTGAACAAGCCATACTATCGGGGAACTTTCGTCAAGAAGAAGTGCGGAACTGTTCGGCGCAAGCTGGTACGCCCTCGCTCCGTTCTCACCGTTTACCTTGACTATTTCCGAGCGTATCTGTGGTTGCATCGGCGAATTAAAAGAACTGCCGTATATGCCGTTAGGATAGCTCTGCGGATATGCGTTGTAATTCTGATTATAGTACATATTATCCCTCCTCGGATTACAGTATATTACAATTTTGCCTTTAACACAAGGAACAAAACGTGCAGTTTTTGACTGGATAAAAAAATATTAAAAAAACATAAAAAAAGTATTGACTTTTAATTGACTATGTGTTATACTATATAACAGAGGGCGAGAAAAGCCCTTACTAATTGAAAAGGAGTAAATAATATGAGCAATAAGATGATATGCCTTGATTGCGGAACTGTGTTTAACGCAGACGAGGTGGAAAGAGTACAGGATTACCGTGGTGAGTGTTGGGGCAGACCTGCATACGAAGAAGAGCTGATATGTCCGCACTGCAAAAGTAGCGACATTGACGATGCAGAGGAGTGTGAAATCTGCGGTAGTTGGTGTTCGACAGAAGAACTGTATGACAACGGCGGTATTTGTACAGCTTGCCTTGAAACGTACAGCACAGACAAAGAATGCTTTGAAGCGTGCGAACGCAACAAGAATACGGAAAGCGTTGAACTGAACTCTTACCTTGCGTATATGTTCAGCGAGGACGAAATAGAAGATATTCTGCTTGAGGAGTTGGCAAAGTCGGCGAACAGCACGAATGTTGCAAAGCTCCGTGAGGAGTTTGTAAAGGGAAACAGCTTCGTGTTCAGAAAGGGGTGATAAGGTGAAAGAGAACAAGTTAAACTCACGACTTGTCTTGATAAGCGGTCTATCGGTTCTGCCCGAAATAAAGCGAATGCTTGAAGAAATCGCTTATTGCAAGGGCAAGACGCTTGTCGGGCTATTCCGTGAAGAGATAATCCCGATGTATCTTAAGAAAGAAAGGAGATAGGAAAATGGCGGTACTCGTTATGATTTACGGTCAGAGTGGCACAGGAAAGTCAACAAGTTTGCGTAATTTCACGAATGATGAAGTGGCAGTTATCAACATATCGGGCAAGCCGTTACCGTTTAGAAGCAAGCTGACAACATACGATACAGATAATTACGCAAAAATATCCAGTGCGCTTAGCAAAATCGAGAGAAAGTCTATCGTGATAGATGACGCAACGTATCTGATGGTAAATGAATTTATGCGGACAGCAAAAGTCGCAGGGTATCAGAAATATACCGATATGGCGGTTAATTTCAATTCGCTTGTTGCGCAGGCTTCACAGCTTGCAAACGATAAAATAGTGTATTTTCTCGGGCATTCCGACCTCAAGGACGATGGCACGGAGCATTTTAAGACTATCGGCAAAATGCTTGACAACTATGTCACAGTCGAGGGAAAGTTTACAATAGTTTTGAAAACGGTTGTGCAGGACGGGAAGTATTATTTTTCGACACACAACAGCGGACAGGACACGGTAAAATCTCCGCTTGGTATGTTCGATGATAACTACGTTGACAACGATTTGAAAGCCGTTGATACGATTATCCGTGAGTATTACGGGATAGGGGGCTAAGACTATGGCATTTGAGAACGGCATATCGGGATATGTAGAGGCTCATGCAACAGTGACCGTTTACTTTCCGATAGACAGCAGAGGGAACGCATACATCGACTGCAAACACTGCCCGTTTTTATCGAGTAACGAGCGGATTTGCCAGTTAAACAAAGAAGCGGTAGCTTTCCCGACAAAGTATGTAGGCGGAAGATGTCCGCTTGAACCGATTGAAATCGAAAACCAAAAATCAACACAGGAGGAAAACGTAAAATGAAAAAGGTAAACGTTGAAGCAAAGAAGATGAGCGAGGGCGGTCAGATACCAGTTGATGGTTATGTGGTCAGCATTCTCAGCGCAAAGGTCGAGGAAACAGACTACGGCGAAAAACTTGCTATAGGTTTTGACATCGCAGAGGGCGAGTACAAAGACTTTTACAAGCAGAAGTTTGAGAACGACACAAGCGAGGATAAGAAGTGGAAGGGCGTTATCCGTATCAATGTTCCTGATGAAAAAAACAAGTATTACGACACGCATAAAAAGGTGTTCGGAAACTTCCTTGCTTGCGTCGAGGAAAGCAACGAAGGCTACCACTGGGACTGGGACGAGAAGAAGCTGAAAGGCAAGTCACTAGGCATAGTGTTCCGCAATAAAGAGTGGGAGTTCAACGGCAATAGCGGTTGGTATTCAGAACCGTACAGCGTAAAGAGCGTACAGGATATTCGTGACGGAAAGTTTAGAATACCGAAAGACAAGCCGTTAGCAAACAAGCAGGAAACTGCCGCACCCGTAGTGGCACAGCCCGAAGAAATTGACGAAGATTATCCGTTCTAAAAAAAAGAGCGATAAGTAAACAACACGAAGAAAAAAGGAGTAAATTGGTATGGCAACAGCAAAGAAAGCAGAAGTAGTAGAGATTAAGCCCGTAGAGCTTAGAACAGTTACGTTAAAGATAGTCGGTGATACGCCGCTGATAGTACACGCTTGGTCGGAAAAAGCAAAGCGTATGATGCTCGAAGCGCAGATGGGTCTTGCAAAGGGCAAGAAAAAGGAAGTCAAGAACCCTGTCGATGACTTTATACAGTCAATGTACTGGCTGACCGACAAGCCCAAAGAAAGCACGGAAGAAGCCTTTATGCAGGCGATAAAGGACGGTGCAAGGTTCGGCTTCCCTGCGACAGCATTTAAGCAGTCGGCAATTTCAGCGGCATACAGGCTCGGCTATGTCAAAGACAAGATGGGCTTGCGTGGTGCGTTCTTCATCAACGGCGATGAAAACGGAATGATTGAAATTCACTCCGATACGCCAATTATGCGTGAAGATATGGTAAAAATCGGTATGGGTACAGCCGACCTGCGTTATCGTGGCGAGTTCCGCAACTGGTGGGCGGAGTTGAATATCAGCTACAATGCAAACGGCTCATTCTCACTTGAAAACATTGTCAACATAATCAACGCAGGTGGATATGCTTGCGGCGTAGGTGAATGGCGTGTTGAAAAAGACGGTCAGAACGGTGCGTTCCACGTTGTAGGATAACTTTTAAAATAGTCGAGGTTAGGCAGGTATGGCAAGGCTCGTTCCGTTAAGGCTTGGCTTGGTTTGGCTGGTAAGGTTAGGCACGGTGAGTTGAGGTAAGGTGCGTTGTGGCTTGGCAGGTTCGGTAAGGTGTGGTGCGGTAAGGTGTGGTACGGTATAGCAGGCAAGGTGCGGTATGGCGTGGCGAATTAAGGTATGGCAGGCTTGGAAAGCCAAAAATCGAAAGGAGTTATTTTTTATGGTCTATGAGTGGAAAGATTTAGCGTCTGTGCGAAACATTAAGGCAGATGCACAGGTAGCAGGAGAGGTTTGCGAGGAACTTGAGCGAGAGGGTCGGCTGACGCCCGAAAATCTCGTTGAAGTGAGCAAAGATGAAAACGCTCCGTTACATAACGAATTTGAATGGAACGATGCCACAGCGGCGAAGAAATACCGCCGTTCGCAAGCACAGTTTATCATTCAAATGCTCGTTGTGAAATCGTCCGATAACGAGGAAGAAGAAAAGAAGCCACCTGTGAGAGCGTTTTTTGCTATTGACAGAGAACGCAGAAGCTATGAAAGCGTTGTGTCGATACTTGAAAGCAAAGATAAAACAGCTACTCTTCGTGAGCAGGTAGTCAAGGAGCTTGCTTGCTTTTATGGAAAGTATCAGGCAATTTTTGACGGCGATTTAGCAAAGCTCGGCGAGGAGATACGAAATGTCATTACTCCCGATTGAGCAAGAACAAGCCTTAGAAACGCTGACAATTCTTGTCGATACAAGGGAACACGAAACAGCAGAAGCAGTCCGTAGATGGTCTGCTTTCGGCAAGCCGTGGAGAAAAGAGAAGCTTGACAGCGGAGATTATTCCGCAGAACTTCTCTTGCCGAGTGGCGAAACTTGGCGTGTGCCTTGCGTTATCGAAAGAAAAATGAATTTGTCGGAAATCTGCGGTAATTTTGGCACAAACCGAGGACGGTTTATCAGAGAATTTGAGCGGATAAAAGAAAACGGTTTGAAATGCTATCTTCTGATAGAAAACGACAGTTGGGAAAATGCGTATGCAGGGCGGTACAATTCGTTGATGAAGCCTAAAGCCCTTATATCGAGTTTAACGGCGTGGTCGGCAAGATATGACGCTCATATCGTTTTTTGCAAAGACCGCACAACACCAAAATTGATAGCAGAGATACTATACCGAGAAGCAAAGGAGATTTTAAAAAATGGCGATTGGTGACGAAAATAAATTTGACGGTGAAAAGGTAAGGCTTGACCTTGTTGAGCCGAGCCTTATCGAAGCGATAGGCAAAATCAGAACATACGGCATTAAAAAGTATACCGATGAGCAGTCGTGGAGAAAAGTTGAGAAGCCAAGATACATAGCGGCGGCAATGCGACATTTTGAAGCGTATCGCAAGGGCGAAAGCAACGATGCCGAAAGCGGTATGCCGCATTTATGGCACTGCGCTTGTAATCTGATGTTTCTTATCGAGTTTGAAAAAGAACAGCAGACAAAGCAAACATTCAGCGATGGTTACGAACTTGACAACGAGGTAAAGTGCAAACATTGCAAGTATCACAGCGAGAAAACACAGCATTGCATACGCAAAGCAGAAGTCACAGACGGCAACTATACGTGCGGAATGGGAGCGTTGAGAAAATGAGCGTGTGCAGATATTGCGAAAAGCGGCATATCGGCTGTCACAGCACTTGCGAAGAATACCTTGAGGAAATCAAAAGCCGAGAAGCTGAGCGTGAAGATAGAAGAATAAGGGTTTCGTTGCGAGAGTATTCACGAGAAACACATCGGCGATTAACAAAGAAGGGTAAGGTCTGATATGGGAACGGTTTTTAAAGACCGTGTCGCAAAGGGTCTGTGCGGTTACTGCGGAAAAGAAAACGATAATCTGCCGTTAAAATATTGCAAGGCTTGTGCCGAAAAGCGAAGCCGACAGAACAAAGAACGCAAAGAATATTATGAGCGTCACGGTTGGTGCAACGTCTGCGGAAATCCCGAAAAAATGGAGAACGGCAAGATGTGCTATCACTGTTGGGAAACCGCTTACAACGCCCGACAGAAGCGCAAAAAGCCTATGACAGACGAGCAACGGCAGAAAGTATATCAACGAAACACTGAGAAAAGAAGAAAACAGCTTGAAAACGGTCTTTGTTGGTATTGCGGTAAAAGAAAAGTCCTTGACGGCAGGAGAGAATGTATCGACTGTTACACGAAAAGAAAACGCAGAGCGGTGCTGATTTATGCTGAAACGAAAGCCAAAAATGCGGCAATTCGTGAGGAACGGCTGAAAAATCATTTATGCACGAAATGCGGCGAACCTGCAAAAGACGGTTATAAGGTCTGTGAACGGCATTATCAGATAAGCATAAAAAATCAGAAAAGAGCTAAAGAAGCAGTAAGAAAAATGCTTGACAAATGGGATTAAATGCGTTATAATTAAAGCATAACGAGTATTGCATGGGTTTCATATTTTTTACTCCTTTCTTTATTTGTTTCACGGCGTTATTAAGAGTAGTGGCTTGATAACGGCGACAACTTAATAACGCCCAATAAGCCGTTTGCTGTCCCACTACGACAGCAGGCGGTTTTTTTGCACCTTAAAAGGAGGAATACGGTGTGATTTATGAGTACATAGCGGAAGAAATCAAGGCACGGGTTAAAATAGGCGATGTGCTTTTTATGTATGGCTTTTCGGCAAATCCGAACAGCAAAAAGAGAATACCCTGCCCGTTGCATAACGGCAAGGATAACAATTTTAGCTTTACAGACAAAATATATCATTGTTGGGTTTGCGGTGAACACGGCGATGTAATAAGCCTTGTTCGCAAGCTGTTTAGCTTATCTTTTGCCGAAGCTTGCGTAAAAATTAACCTTGACTTCGGGCTTGGTTTGCCGTGCGGTGAAAAAATGTCGTTGCGTGATAAATACAGGCTTGACAAGAAAGCAAAAGAACGCAAGGCAATAGCTCTTGCAGAAAAAGCCGAAACAGAACGCATTGACAACGAATTTTGGGATGCCTTGCACGAATGGAGCAGACTTGACCGACAACTTCGTGAGCATAAACCAAAAACGCCCGATGAGCCATTGCATCCGCTATTTGTGGAAGCATTGCAGAAAATCGGCTATGCCGAGTACAGACTTGACATAGCAGAAACGAGGAAAAACAAAAATGATGGACGATAATCGCATTCAGACTATCACCGCTCCCGAACAGCTTTTTGACACGGAATTGCTTCTTGACGTGTTTGATGAAGAAAACCCACCCGAAGAGCAAGCAAGGCTTGTTTCCGTGATGAGCATAAAGGCAAGAATGCTTGGAGTATACAAAGAATTTGCGACAACGATAAAAGCGTTTCAGAAAGCACAGCAGAAGTTAGCTAACGAATACCAGCGGATAAATGCAAAGCAAAACGGCGGTATGATTTTGGATTTTGCAAGTGACGGAAAGCCGCTTGCAACGATTGACAATTTCGTACAGGTAATTGAAAATGACAGCAAGTTTGATAATCTGCGGTTCAATCTGTTGACCGAAAGCCCTGAAAAAATAATTGATGGCAAGGCAGAACGGTGGACAGACGCAGATGATGCAGAGCTAAGACGGTACATAGAAAAGAAGTATAAGTTTCATTCGGCACAGAAAAGCGATGATGCGTTGAGGATAGTCCTCAAAGGTCGGCAGTATCACCCGATAAGGCAGATGATAGACAGCTTCGAGTGGGACGGTGTGAGCCGAATAAATACGTTCCTCACGAAATGGACAAAATGCGATGATAACGAATATACACGGGAAGTGTCACGCTTAATCTTTTCGGGCGGTATCCATAGGCTGTACAATCCAGGCTGTAAATTTGATGATATGGCGGTCTTCATTGGCACAAGGCAGGGAGAGGGCAAGTCAACGCTGATACGGTGGTTAGCTTTAGATGACAAGTATTTTACTGAGGTTTCAGAGTTTGACGGTCAGAGGGGCATAGAAGCCCTTGAGGGTGCGTGGATTTGCGAGGTAGGCGAAATGTTAGCTATGGTAAAAGCACAGCAACAGGAAGCGGTTAAAGCGTATCTGACACGCATTAACGATAAATATCGTAAGCCTTTCGACAAGCGTGTGACAGAACACCCTCGACAGTGTATCTTCATCGGCACAACAAATAAAGCGCAGTTCCTCACAGACAAAACAGGAAACCGCAGATTTTACCCTGTTGTCGTTCACCAGTCGGGATATGATTTATTTGAACACGAAGAAGAAATTAAAGCAGACATAAAGCAGTGCTGGGCGGAAGCGTTGCACTTGTTCAAAGAAAATAAACTCCTGCCGTATGCCGACCGCAAGCTGATTGATGTTATCCGCAAGGAACAGGCAAACGCCGTTGAAGATGATTACCGCATCGGTATGATTACAGAGTACTTGAACGGCAAGTCGGAAGTGTGCGTTTTACAGATATGGCAACACGCTTTGAATATGGGTGAATTTTCCAAGCCGACAAAAAAAGACAGTCAGGAAATCGGTTTGATAATGCAGAACCTTGAAAACTGGAAAAAACAGCCATACCCGAAAACTTTCGCAGGGTTCGGCTCACAGCGTTGGTGGCGAAAAGAGGGTTGTGCGGATATAGACAGCTTTGATGACATAGACCTTTAACTGCAAAAATCACTACAAAGTCCTTCAAAAATCTACTTTGTAGTGGACTTTGTAGAGGACTTTGTAGAGGTCGTAAAACCGCTCTACAAAGCCATTTTCCCTTAGTTAAACTACAAACACTACAATAAATTGAGTATTTATATAAAATAGGGATAAAAAAATAAAAATGTATTTTTATATTTTATGCAAACTTTGTAGAGTTTGTAGTGGTTTTCCGAAAAACCGCATAACAAAGCCAAAAACAAGCACTACAATGAAAAAAACTACAATGTTGTCAACTTGTCATCAAAGGAAAACTGTGGCAGTTTTCAACACAAGCTATAAAAATGAAATGGAGATAAAAGAAGAATGAAGGTTTTAAGTTTGTTCGACGGTATAAGTTGTGGAATGATTGCTTTAGAAAGAGCAGGTATTCCAGTTGACTCGTATTATGCAAGCGAGATTGACAAAAACGCAATCGCAATTTCACAGAAAAACTATCCCGATATTATTCGTTTGGGCGATGTTACCAAATGGAGAGAATGGGACATTCCATGAGCAGAAATTGACCTTTTAATCGGTGGCAGCCCTTGCCAAGGTTTCAGCTTTGCTGGTAAAAAGTTGAATTTCAACGATGTGCGAAGTAAATTGTTTTTTGAATTTGTTGATATTCTCAACCATATTAAGCAATACAACCCCAATATTCTATTTTTGCTCGAAAATGTTGTGATGAAAGAAGAGCATCAAAACGTAATAAGTGAATACCTCGGTGTATCACCTGTTTTGATAAATTCCAATTCTTTCTCGGCGCAAAATAGACCACGTCTGTATTGGTGTAATTGGGAAGCCCCTGTCACCTTGGAAGAAAGCAACCTCACATTACGAGATGTATTTGACAAAACATTGAAACATAGGGAAATACATATAAACCACCCCGAAACAATAGTCAAGTGTAAATCGTATTATCAATACGACCAAAATTTAAGAGGACACAAATCACAAGACCAGAGGTATTTTGATATTGACTCAAAATCAAATACGTTGTTGTTGTCAGGTTCGTCTATCCCCAAGGTAAAAGTGGATGATGGTAAAATATATCTTTTGACCCCTCAAGAATGCGCGAAACTTCAAACTTTAGATAGTAATTATATAGATATCGATGGGGTTTCAAATCAGGCAAAATATATGGCATTAGGCAACGGTTGGACGGTTGATGTAATTGCACACATTTTGAAAGGATTAAAGGAGGCATAACAATGAATGTAAAAAAATGTTGGTAGAGCAGTGAGAGGATTTGGGACATTGCCTTGTTGTGCCACACGTCAAAAAACAATCACTATAATGCAAAATTTACGTTGTAGTTTTTAGAGAAAGGATTTTTATTATGAACAGCGAATTAGCGGAAAAAGAACGTATAGCAATCGAACGGTTAAAGGCTTTTGAGCCTGACGAGCCATATTATCTTTGCTATAGCGGCGGCAAAGACAGCGATGTAATACGCATACTGGCTCAGCTTGCAGGAGTCAAGCATGAGTTGCACCATAATTTGACGAGCGTAGACGCTCCCGAAACAGTGCGTTATGTCAAAAGCATACCTGATATGCACGTTGACATACCACACGATAAGGACGGCAACAGAGTGTCGATGTGGTCGCTGATTGTTAAAAAAGGCATTCCTCCTACAAGATTAATGCGTTACTGTTGCTCGGAACTTAAGGAAAAAGGTGGTGAGGGACGACTAAAAATTACTGGCGTTCGTGCGGCAGAAAGCACTAACCGCAAAAAAAAACGCAGGTATGGTTAAGATTATCGGCAAGCCTAAGACAACGCAAAAGTTTGCGGAAGAAATCGGTGCTGATTATGATGTAAGTAAGAGCGGCGGTCTTGTTATGAATATGGACAACAACCCGAACAGACGGCTCGTGGAACATTGTTATCGGACAACAAACACTATGATAAATCCGATTATTGACTGGACAGACGATGATGTATGGGCATTTTTGCATCACTATGGCTGTGCAAGTAATCCGCTGTATCAATGTGGCAAGTCCCGTATCGGCTGTATCGGTTGCCCGATTGCAAGTAGCAAAGCAAAATTGTACGAATTTGAAAAATACCCAAAATACAAACAGTTATACATAACAACGTTTGACAAAATGCTAAAAGCAAACGCAGACAGAGACTATAAGTACACTTGGCAAAATGGCACAGACGTGTTTAACTGGTGGGTCGGCATTGATGAAAATCAGATGAATTTAGACGAGTTACTGGAAGAAGGTGATTTTGATGGAACGTAAAGAATTTTTGCTGATATGCCAGAAAAACGCTATAAGCGGTGACGAACTTGTAACGTATGACGGAGTAAAATATCACCCGATAAGCTATGCAATACGTTTTGACAAACTCGGCAAGGCAAAGCATACAGCGGTTTTACACTCGGTGAAAGCCGATAGCATTTTAAACGTCAGCCTTGAAGATGTCGAGCCGTAAACCTTGACATTTTCCAGGCGAAACGGTATAATGAAAGTGTGAAAAAAGACAAGAAGCGAGTGTCGAACAAGGGGAAAAGTTGAAAGTTACTGAAATAAGCGTAAAGGATTTAAAGCCTTACGATAAGAACACACGAAAGCACAAAGACCTTGATGCGGCGAATATTGCAAGGTAGATTGAGAAGTACGGCTTTAACAAAGTCTAAATAAAAACATAATAGGAGTTGATAGTAAATGCAAGAGGTTTGGAAAAGCATTGAAGGTTACGAAGGAAAGTATGAAATTTCCTCTCTTGGTAGGGCTAAGAGCCTAACCGACAAGAACGGCAAAAAGAGAGAACTTATCTTAAAGCCGAGAGTTAGCAAGAATGGCTATCTTTATCTTAACCTTTGGGAAAGTTCAAAAGGCAGAGCAAAGAAAATTCACAGAATGGTCGCAGAGGCGTTTTTGCCTAACCCCGAAAATCTGCCCGTTGTAAACCACTTGAATTGTGTCAAAACGGATAACAGGGTAGAAAACCTTGAATGGACAACCCATAGCGGAAATGCTTTACACGCTTCCCAAAACGGCAGATTGCGTGACCAAACAGGAGAGAAAAACCATATGTTTGGTAGACACGGCAAAGACCATCACAGTTCAAAGACGCTTATTCAAAAGGACTTGGACGGAAACATTATCCGTGTTTGGGATAATGCCGTAATTGCAGGAGAAACACTTGGATATTATCACGGCTGTCTGCAAGCCTGTGCGAGAGGTGCAAAGAAAACAGCTTATGGCTATCTATGGGAGTATGCGGAGGTGAATGAAAATGCCTAAAGGCAATATTGAAAACTTAAGAACACCAAGCACGGAAGAAGCACGGGAAATGCAGTTGAAGTCCGCACAGAAAAGGTCGCAGAACATCAAAGAGCGAAAACTTATCCGTGCTGTGATTGAAGAACGGCTCGGCAACGAAGATTTGGAAGAAATCGTTGACAATCTTATTGCAAGGGCGAAAGAAAATAGCAAGGATTTTGAAACTTTGCAAGCGGCAATTGGGCAGAAACCAGTTGATAAAGTTATGGTTGCAGATGTCGAAAAGACTATCATTGACGAAGTGGAGGCAATGGTTACAGGTGAAACCGATTGAATTATAGCACGGTGACTGCCTTGAATTGATGAAGAACATTCCCGACGGCTCTGTGGACTTGGTGCTGACAGACCCTCCGTATGGGACAATGAAGGGTGCGGCACTTGATGGATGGAAAAATCAAACTACCGAATGGGACACAGCTATTGACCCAGTAAAGATTTTTGAGCAAATTAGCCGTGTTTTGAGGCAGAACGGGAAGGTTGTTTTGTTTTCACAAGAGCCGTACACATCAAGGCTTATTACATCGGCTATTCCGTCTTTGCCTTTTGCATATCGTGCTATGTGGTACAAAAATGTACACGCAAATGCACTATTGGCAAAATCTGCAATGGTTAGCAGATATGAGGATATTTGCATTTTTACAAAGCCACACGATGCAGAATGTACCAACGAATTAAGAGATTATTTTAAGAAGGTTTTGGAATTTATCGGCGTTAAATCTTGCAAAGAGATAAACGCAAGGTTAGGACACAGAAAAGCGGAGCATTGCTTTTATGTGACAAAGGGCAAAAGAGCAGTAAAAGACGCGATGGGCGGAAAAGCAGACCACACAACACGAATTGGGTCAAGCCAATTTGCATTATGCACCGAACAGACCTACAACGAGATTGTTTCTGTTTTTGGCATTGATAAAATGGACGGATTTTTGCCCTATGTGGAACTTGCAAGGCTGAACGAAAAGTACACCGCAACATTTAATCTTTGGCAAGGTGGCAAGTCAAAGTCAAATGTGCTTGAATACAAGAAAGACAACGACGGCTATCATCCCACCCAGAAACCAGTTGCACTTTTGGAAGATTTAATACAGACATATTCCAACGAGGGAAATACTGTCCTTGACTTCACGGCTGGGTCTATGAGTACAGTTGTTGCTTGCATTAACACAAAAAGAAACTGCATAGCCATTGAAAAAGACGAACATTATTTCAATGTTGGATGCGAAAGAGTACACAACCATATACTTGGCAATAATATAGATTTGTGCTATAATCAAGTATGCGGAGGTGTTGTGTTATGGCAAAATTCAAAGACAGAACAGGCGAAAGATATGGACGGCTTTTAGTTTTAGAATATTCTGGAAAAGACCACAGAGGGAAACATTTGTGGAGATGCCGTTGCGATTGCGGAAATGAAAAGATAGTTGTTGGCGACAATTTATCAAGCGGAAAATCAAATAGTTGTGGATGCTTGAAAAAAGAGTTTTTATCTAAAAAAGGAAATCAATTTGGGCTGTATTCAGACAGAAGATTGGCTATCTATAAGGTTCAATATTCGCACCTAAAAAGAAGGCACGCAAAATTTAATGGAGAGGTTTTTTCTTTTGAAGAGTTTGTTGAAAAAAGCGAAAGCCCTTGTTATTATTGCGGTATTGAGTTTTCAAAAGAAATACAGGACAGAAGAAATGAAACAATAAAAGACGGTCTGCTTTCTGATGTTGTTGTAAAATGCAATGGAATAGACCGAATAAATAGCGAAATAGGTTATACATCAAAAAACACTATTCCTTGTTGCAAATATTGTAATACTGCAAAAAACACAATGACACAGGAAGAGTTTAAGAGGTGGATTATAAGAGTATATGAAAAGTTTGCAACTTGACGAAGGTTATTTCAACATAGCAAAAAGAGAATTTAGGAAGCATGTCTGTGAGGGGGTGATTAAACTATGGTGAGAAAAGAAGCTGTTGATTTCCTTTTGACAAAACCCTATAAGCTGGCACACCTCTTGGGATTTACAAAAATGACCGAGTTGCACAATGGCTGGATTATTGATATGGTTAAAGGCAAAGAGGACAAAACTTTACAGGCTCACCGTGGTTAGGCTCTTACAAGACCACCTGCGTTTCCATCGCCCTGTCGCTGATTGTGGTATTGCTTCCAAACTGCAAAACCCTCTTTATGCGAAAGACCGACAATGACATAAAAGAGGTTATTTCACAGGTCAAGAAGATTCTGCAGAGCCAGCAGATGCGGTATTTTGTGCAATGCATTTATGGCTGTGATTTGAAGCTGACTACGGCAACGGCAAACGAAATCAGCACGAACCTATCCACCGATATTCGAGGAACGGCACAGCTTGTCGGTTTGGGTATGGGTGGATCGCTGACAGGTAAACATTTTGACCGCATTTTCACCGATGATATTGTCAATGTGCAAGACCGCATTTCAAAGGCGGAGCGTGACCGCACGAAGCTGATTTATCAAGAATTGCGGAACATCATCAACCGAGGTGGACGGATATTCAACACTGGTACACCCTGGCACCGGGACGATGCTTTTTCACTCATGCCAAATCCAGAGGTTTTCGATTGCTACACTACCGGCTTGATGTCTGATGCAGAGATAGCAGAAATCCGTGAGAAAATGACCGCTTCACTTTTTGCTGCAAACTATGAGTTACGGCATATAGCCGCTGAGGACGTTATTTTTACAAGTCCACAGATAAACGCCGACCCTTGCAATGTTGAACAAGGCGAGGGGCATATTGATGCGGCTTATGGTGGCGAAGATTACACTGCGTTCTCAATCGTCCGAAAGAAAGACGGCAAGTATTACGTTTTCGGCAAGCTGTGGCGAAAGCACATTGACGATTGCCTTGATGAAATTCAGTCGCTCCGACAGGCTTTCAACGCAGGAAAGATTTTTTGTGAAGACAACGGCGACAAAGGATATTTGGCAAAAGAACTCCGCAGACGTGGAGAACGGGCTGTCCTGTATCACGAAAATATGAATAAGTTTTTGAAAATCACGTCCTATCTTAAAGCGGAGTGGAACAACGTGATTTTTGTTGCAGGAACGGACAAAGAGTTTATCAATCAAATTTGCGACTATAACGAGAATGCCGAACACGATGACGCACCCGATAGTGTCGCAAGTCAGATAAGAAGGCTATGGAATAAGAAAGATACGGTATCAACGTATCAATCAATTTTGAGGTGATTTATGAAAACATATCAAGATTTACTCGCCCTCGGTGAAAACGAGGAAAGTCGTAAAACGTTTATAATTGACGCAATTTATGAACATAAATGCTCAACTGCGTTTATTACGGCTGTAGATGCTCACGGCTATTACAAAGGCTTAAATCCAACGATTATGAAGTATGAGAAAATCATCTACGATTTGCAGGGTATCGCTCACAATGACGAGTGGACAGCTAACCATAAGATAGCAAGCAATTTCTTTAATTTTGCCATAACGCAGGAAAACCAGTATTTACTCGGAAATGGTGCAGTTTTTGGTAATGATAGCACAAAAGAGAAGCTCGGCAAGAATTTTGACGAAACGTTGCAGGAGTTAGGCAAATATGCACTTGTAAGCGGTGTATCTTTCGGATTATGGAACTTAGACCACATCGAAGCTTTCGACCTAACCGAATTTGTACCGCTGTACGATGAAGAAAACGGAGCATTAAGGGCAGGAGTACGCTTTTGGCAGATAGACGGTGACAAGCCATTAAGAGCAACACTGTACGAAGAGGACGGTTATACCGACTATATCCGCAGGAAGAACAGCAAGGTTGAAACGCTTCACGAGAAGCGACCGTACAAGCTGAAAACAAGGACTTCTGCGGTTGACGGTGAGGTTATCTATGACGGTGAAAATTATCCCGATTTCCCGATAATTCCGCTGTGGGCAAACGACAAAAAGCAGTCGGAGCTTGTCGGCAGAAAGGGTACGCTTGATGCGTTTGACCTGCTGAACAGCAACCTTGTGAATAACCTTGACGAAGCAAATTTCATTTACTGGGTAATTTCAAACTGCGGCGGTATGGACGATGTTGACGATGCGAAATTTATTGAACGACTGAAAACAATGCACGTTGCACACGTTGACGGGGATAATGTAAACGGTGCAAACGTACAGGCAAATACAATTGATGTTCCATATCAAGCAAGCGAAACGGCGATAAACACAATAAAAAGTAGATTATACGAAGATTTTATGTGCTTGAACGTTGCGGAGCTTTCGGCAGGAAACAAGACAGCAACGGAAATCCGTGCGGCATATCAGCCGTTAGACAGCAAATGTGATATGTATGAATATTGCATTGACACGTTTATCCGAAAACTGTTTGACCTAATCGGCGTTGATGATACTGTTTCTTTCAGACGGTCAAGAGTTATCAACCAATCGGAAGAAATACAGATGATATTATCTGCGGCAGAATATCTTGACTCTGATACGGTAACGGAACAGATATGCCAAATACTCGGTATGGGCGACAAGGCAGAAGAAATTATACGCAAAAAGCAGGACGAAAACACGGCACGATATGCAGATATGCTTGCACAGCAGACAGCGGACGAAGGAAACAGCGGAGGAACTGACGAACAGGGGGCTGAATAATGGACGCTCTGACAACTGCACACTCCGCAACAGATAAAGCCCTTGACGCAATGGAAAAATACGTTAGGTCAATCTATCTGCGGTCGGTGCGTGAAATTTATAAATCGTGGCAGAAGTTTTTTGAGAAAGAAAGAAAGAGAATAGACAAACTACAAGAAGATTACGAAAAAGCAAAAAAGAGCGGAGATAAAGCACTAACAAAAAAAACAGGAATTGCACTTGTGAGAGAAAAGAAAAAGGAAACCGTGCAAAACAAACGGTTTCAAGATGCCGTAAAACAAACTGCTGAAAATCTGCTCCACGTCAACGAAAAGGCGGTAGCGTATCTGAATGGCAGACTTCCCGAAACGTATGTCACAAATTTTAATGCAGTCGGGGAATTATGCGAAAATGCAGTTACTGGATATTCATACCATATAGTTGATGAAAATACCGTCCGTGAGCTTGCAATGTCGGACACAAGCCTTTTGCCGTATAAGGAGATTGACCCCGTGAAAGACATTGCGTGGAATGTTCGGCAGATGAAAAGCGAGGTCTTACAGGGGATTTTGCAAGGCGAAGATATGCAAGCGATAGCAAGCAGACTGTCAAACGTAATCGGTATGAATGAGAACTCCGCTGTCCGCAACGCTCGGACAATGGTTACTTCTGCTGAAAACAAAGGCAGACAAGACGGATTTTATCAAGCTGAAGAGGATGGCATTATCCTTGAAAAGTATTGGCTTTGCGTTCACGGCGAAAGGACAAGAGAAGCACACGCCGCCGCAGGAAATGATTATTCAAAATCAAAATCCATTCCGCAAAGTCAGCCGTTTATCGTGGGCGGCGAAAAGCTGATGTTCCCAGGCGATAACAGTATGGGAGCGAGCGGTTGGAATTTATATAACTGCCGCTGTTCCGTTGCGGCTGTTGTCAAAGGATTTCGTAAAGTCGATTGACGAAAGCAAGGTGAAAGTTAAGCTATGGGTGTTAAGGTAACAAGTAAAGATAACACGGACGAAGTACTTGACCGTATGGAAAGGGCTTTTGAACGTGGTTTAAAGGCTTGCGGAATCACCGCAGAAGCATATGCAAAAGACACGTTGACCGACCAAGTGTATAGCGTTGACGAAAGCAAGCTTGACTATGTACTGACAGGCAGATTGCGAAACAGCGTGACATACGCTATCGGTGGCAAGCCTGCCGCTATAAGTCGTTACAAAGCCGACAAGCCAGGCTATAAAGGCGGTAGTTATTCGGGCAACGCACCCGAAGAGGATAAGCCTTATGTTGCTGTAGGTACGAATGTTAAGTATGCTATCGGAATTGAAGAAGGAACACATCGTAAAAAAGGAGCGGTGCATTTCCTGCTTAAAGCGGCTTCTGAACACCAAGAAGAGTACGAAAATCTGATAAAAGAAAGCATGGAAAACGCTTGACAAAAAAGAAAAAATTGTATATAATGAAAAGCGAGGTAAGATATGCAAGAAATACCGATTAAATGTAACTGTGGAAAACTTGTTGCAAAATGGCGTGACGGTAAGTTATATGTGTGGTGTAAATCTTGCAAAAGGGAATTTGAAATCCCGATACCAAAATCGAAAAGCAAAAGATGAGCCATTGAGCCGTAGGAAATAACTCCTGCGGCTCTTTTTATCTTTTGTAAAAAAAATACATCAAATGGCAACGCAAAGCCACCGAGGAAAAGGAGAATGTATAAGTATGGCACTTTCAAGAAGAATGCTGAAGGCAATGGGCATTGAAGAGGAAAAAATAGAACAGATTATCGAAGCACACGCCGAAACGGTTGACACGTTAAAGGAACAGCGTGATACCTTAAAGGCTGACGCAGATAAGCTGTCAGAAGTGCAGAAAGAACTTGACGAAGCGAAAAAGAGCCTTGAAGATGCAGGGAAGGACAGCTACAAAGTCAAGTATGAAGCTATCAAGGAAGAATTTGAAACTTACAAGTCGGACGTTGAAAACAAGGAAAAGCACACCGCAAAAGAAGCGGCTTACCGTGATGTTTTAAAGGCGGCAGGAGTTTCCGAAAAGCGTATCGACAGCGTGTTAAAGGTTTCTGACGTTGACAGCGTTGAACTGGACGAAAACGGCAAAATCAAGGATAACGACAAGCTGACGGAAAGCATAAAAACGGAATGGGCTGACTTTATCGCCGCTGAGGGTACAAAGGGAGCGAATGTTCCCACGCCACCCTCGAAAAACGGAGAAAGCGACCCGAATAAAATGACTTTCGCCGAGTACAAAGAATGGCGAAAGAATAATTAACGAAAGGAAAACCAAAAATTATGGCAAACACAATTTTAACCCCTCAGGTAATTGCAAACGAAGCGTTAATGGTGTTACAGGCAAATCTTGTGATGGCAGACCTTGTTCACCGTGATTACTCAAACGAGTTTGTAAAGGTCGGAGATACCATTACAATTCGTAAGCCTGCAAAGTTTATTTCAAAGAATTTCACAGGCACAACCTCAACACAGGATATAACAGAAGGCTCGACAACTGTAAAGCTCGACAGATACCGTGATATTACGGTTGACGTTACAAGCAAGGAAATGACACTTGATATAAAGGACTTTTCCGAGCAGGTAATAGCTCCTGCAATGCAGGCACACGCCGAAGCTGTTGACGCAGACCTTCTCGCAGTAGCGGCAAGCAAGGCAGGAAAGACTATTTCCGCAACTGCAAATCCCACAAACCTTAAGGATATTGCAGACATCGCAAAGACACTCGACCTTGCAAAAGTGCCCGTGCAGAACAGACGCTTAGTTCTGCACCCGACTCATAAGTACGCATACGCTCTGACCGATAATCTCTCAAAGGTAAGCTATGCAGGAGATAATCAAACGCTCCGTGACGCTCTGCTCGGTCGTGTTTACACACTCGACACCTACATGGACCAGAACGCACCCGACACTTACGCTGAAACAGCAGGTACGGCAACAGGCTACAAGGTATCTGCAACAGCAGGCGCAACAACCGTTAAGCTGACAGGCGTTACAGCGGCAACAGGCACGATTAAGAAGGGCGATGCCTTTATCGTTGACGGATATATCTATCACTTTGAAGCAGATGCAACAGCGGCAAGCGGTGAGATTGCAAGCGTTGCTATCGACCAGCCTGTACACGCTACACTGACCGAAGCAGTGGCAACACTCGTAAAGAAGCCCCACTCGGTAGCGTTCCACAGAAACGGTCTTGCACTCGTTACAAGAAACCTTGAACTGCCTATGGGTGCGGCAAATGCGGCAATTGCTTCAGCTGACGGTCTTGCGGTAAGAGTAGTTTACGGCTACGATATGGAGCATAAAAAGGACACCATCTCGTTTGATATCCTCTACGGTATCAAAGACCTTGACGACAATATGATTGTTGCACTTGCGTAATTGACGAAAGGACGGCGTGATATGCTGACGGAATTATGTAGAGAGTGTCGCAACTGGTTTACGACCGATAGCGACAAGCACATCGGTGACTTTACAATTTCAGACGGCGGTATCACGCCGTTTGATTTTGTACTGAACGGGCAGTATTTCCGTATTATGGGAAGTCACTTCAACGACGGGGTTTATAAAAACGTTCCCGAAGAAGTCGCAAAACTGGCGGCTGAAACGTTTACAGGGCAGATATGGGCAATGCGTATTCCTCCTGCGTTTATTGACCTATCGGGGAAGATTGAAGAATATATCGCCAAAAATGAAAAAGAAATTTCTCCGTATACTTCGGAAAGTTTCGGCGGCTACAGCTACACAAAAGCGGTAAACGATAAAAATGTTCCGCTGATGTGGCAAGAAGTTTTCAACAGCCGGTTGAAAGTTTGGAGGAAAATATGAGTTTGCTAAGCGAAGCAATGACCGATTGCGTGTTTTTGAATAAAATCAAGGTTTCGGACGGTGAGGGCGGTTTCGTGGTAGAATGGACGGAAGGTGCTTCTTTCAAAGCGGCGATTGTTTTTGACAACTCGATGGAAGCTCGTTCTGCTGAAAAAGCAGGGGTTACAAGCCTTTACACGGTTTCCATTCCTATTTCGGTAGCGATTGAATACCACGATGTTTTTAAACGCCTGTCGGACGGCAAGATTTTCCGTGCTACATCTGACGGTGACGATAGTAAAACACCTGCAAGGGCTACGTTTCAGATTGCCCAGTTCACCGCCGAAGAGTTCGTGCCGACTACAAAGTAGGCACTTTTCGGGCATTGTAGAGGGGAATGTAGTAGACTTTGTAGAGGTGCTAAAGTGGCTCTACAACTGGCTTTAAGGGTAGTTAAACTACAAACTCTACAAAATTTTTTATATTTATATAAAATAGGAGTTTTTTATAAAAAGTAAATTTTATATTTATAGAAAACAATGTAGTTTTTGTAGTTTGTAGTAGTGATTGGGGGTTAGGAAATGACAAAAGCGGCGGCACTGCATAGCTTTTATAGTTCGTTCGGGCTGACGGCTTATGAGGAAAATTCCGTCCCCGATGATGCAGAGTTTCCATATATTACTTATAATATCACGACTGATAGCTTCGGGAATTATTCGACTGCTATGACCTTTTCACTTTGGTATCGTTCAACGAGTTGGAAAGCGATAAATGCAAAGTGCGAGGAAATCTCGGCGGCGATAGGCTTAGGCGGTCAGCTTGTAGAATGTGACGGCGGTAAGATATGGATAAAAAGAGGACAGCCGTTTGCAAACTCGACAGGTGACGCAGACGATGAGTTAATAAAAAGAAAGATTATAAACGTGAGTGCGGACTATCTCACGTTAAACTGATGAAAGGATAAGTGAACGATGGGTAAATTTACGGTTATACCGAAAGACACGTTTGATGATTTACAGCTTGACGCAGGTGTTCTGTTAAAGAATTTTACACCTGCAACAGCCGCCGCACCGCAGGATAGTGATATTATCTGCGCTACGACAGGCGGTATAAATGCGACTTGTACACCGACTTATAGCGACTTAGGCGAAGATGTTGATAACTGCCCGAACAATATGAAGGAGTTAAAGCACCTTGACGGTTGGGACTGCACACTTGCATTTACATCACTCGGAATGAGTACAGCGGCAATTAAGATGGCTCTTGGTAGTGCTGATATTGATACGTCTGATACGACTAAGGTCACACCTAGAAGAGATTTAAAGCAGTCTGACTTCTCGGACGTTTGGTGGGTAGGCGATAAGGCTGACGGTGGTATGGTAGCAATACAGCTTAAAAATGCCCTCTCGACAGGCGGTTTTTCGTTACAGACTAGCAAAAGTGGTAAGGGACAGATTTCCGTTACGCTGACAGGTCATGTATCAATCGAAGCACAGAGCGAAATGCCTATGGTGTTCTACTCGACAAGCGGCACAGCATCAGAAGTATCACAGGCTGACAGCGACATGGAAAGCGACACTGACAGCGGTACAGTTTAAAAACAAAGCAGGAGGAACAGCAGAATGAAATTATCAGATTTAACGACCGACAGAGCGGCAGACGTACTTTGCGAGATAAGCATTTATCTTGTGAACATTACGACTGATGAGGAACTGATGGGCGAACTTAAAAAGCGTTTACAGCTTACAGGTCACGAAACAACTTTTGAAACGGTGGCAATCGCCGCTGAAAAGATGTCAAAGATTGCTCCTATTGTGCTTAAGAAACACAAAGCTGACATTTTCGGCATTCTTGCCGCAGTGAATGGTGACACACCCGAAAAGGTGGCAAAGCAGAACATCATAAAAACAATGTCGCAGATAAGGGAACTTGTCAAAGATGAAGAACTGATAAGTTTTTTCAAGTCGTGCGTATCGCAGGAAACAGAGTAACTTCGGCTCTGCTCGATATGCCGAGAAAATTAAGCGTAAAGGGGCTGATTGCCGCAATGCCGATGATAATACAGCGGCAGAACGAGCAGTCAGCCTTTTGTAATTATATGGCTATGTGTGCGTTCAATGTGAATGAAATCATTGCAAAAAGATACGGCGGAGCGTATATGACAACGAAATATCACGATGTAGTCAATCCGCCGAAAGAGGAAACACGCACAAGCGAAGAAGTCATAAACGGAATAAAGGAAAAGTTGAACGCCCTCGGAGGTGATTAAAATAAATTTATTTGAAATGTTCGTCAAAATCGGCGTTGACGACCAAGCAAGCGATAAGGTAGGCAAAATCTCCTCATCGCTGAAAAATGGGCTTGCAAAGGCGGCTAAAGTTGCGGCGGCGGCTGTTGCGGCGGCGGCTACGGGTATAGGTGTACTTGCAAAGAAATCCCTTGACGCATACGCCGATTTTGAGCAGTTGACAGGCGGTGTAGAAACACTTTTTAAAACGTCTGCTGATACGATAAAAAATTACGCCGCAAATGCGTATAAAACCGCAGGTTTATCGGCAAACGAATACATGGAAACCGTAACAAGTTTTTCAGCTTCGCTGATACAATCTCTTGGCGGCGATACCAAAAAAGCCGCTGAATATGCGAATACTGCGATAACCGATATGTCGGATAATGCGAACAAGATGGGCACATCAATGGAAATGATACAGAATGCGTATCAAGGTTTTGCGAAGCAGAACTATACTATGCTCGACAACTTAAAGCTTGGTTATGGTGGTACGCAAGAAGAAATGGCTCGGTTAATCGCTGATGCGTCAAAGATGACCGATGTGCAAAAAAAGCTTGGAGTAACAGTTGACGAAACTGATATGTCGTTCGCAAACATCGTGAAAGCTATCCACGTTGTGCAGGCGAATATGGGTATTATGGATGCAACATCAGAAGAAGCGGAAAGGACAATACAAGGTTCTGTCAGCAGTATGAAAGCGGCTTGGCAAAATCTGCTTGTCGGAATGGCAGACGATAAGCAGGACTTCGGCAAGCTTGTTGACAATTTCGTTGAAAGCGTGTCTACTGTCGGCAAAAACATAATGCCGAGAATAAAGAAAATCCTTAAAGGCATAGCAAAGCTGATAAAAGAAATCGTTCCCGAAATAGCAAAAGAACTGCCTGGGATTGTCAACGATATACTCCCCGACCTTGCGAATGCGGCAGTTGATATTGTCAAAGGACTTGTCGATGCTTTAGTAGACAATGCAGACACGTTGTTAGATACTGGTATCAAAATTCTTGATACGATAATCAACGGTATAATCGAGTGCATACCGAAAATTAAAGACTTGATACCCACGATTATAAACGCAATACTTCGCATAATTGATGTTCTGACAGACCACCTCGATGAGTTTATAGAGGGCGGTATACAAATAGCTCTTGCGTTGTTAGACGGTATAATTCAAGCAGTACCAAAAATCCTTGAGAAGCTACCCGAAATTTGCCAAAAAATAATTGACGGTGTTTTACAGGGCTTGTTCGGACTTGACGAAGGCGTGTCAAACACGTTCAGCACGGCTTTTGGGGGTGCCGTAGGTGGCGCTGTTGAAATAATCAAGGGTATATTGTCATTCTTGAACGGCGACTTTAGCACAGGGCTTAAAAGCGCAGGAGAAGGTCTAAGCAACATTGTAGGTGGCGTTCTTGGAATTATTGACGGTTTGCTTGGAACAAGCTTGTCGCAATGGTATGACGATACGAGAGCATTTTTTAATCAATTCGGGCAGGATTTATACAACATGACGCATCAAATGGAGCTTGCAAAACTTGAAGAAGGCGAACGGTTACAAGAGCAGACAAGCGGAGTAGGAATCACCGCAAACGAGTATATGCGGCAAGGCTTAGCGGCGGCTGACGCTTTCGCAAAGGCTTTGAGTGACAAAGGCATAAACGAAGCGATATGGCAAGAAGCCGTTGAAAAAGGTATTGTCACTTATGATGTAAACGAAGCGTATCAAACGCTGAAGGAAACAGGGCAGATAAAGACTGCAACGGCTGAGGGAACGTCAAATCAGATAAACGTATCAATGAAACTGCATAACGGTGTCGAGCTTGCAAGAGCGACAGCATATGATAACAGCAAGGCGAATCGTGTCGCAGGTAGACAGATACCCGCGTACTAAGGGAGGAGCGGTAAATGAAATATTATTTGAAAATAAATAACACGGAGTTTGCGAACTGCTCCGCCCTTGAGGTGACTTGCGAAAGCAGGAGCGAAAGCGTTAAAACTACGCTGTCGGGAAAATACCTTATAGACCGTATAGGCAGTACGAAACTGAATGTGTCGGCTAAAGTGAATATGTTGTCGGAGAGCGAAATGAGCGTTCTCCGCTCGGCGTATCAGAGTATAAAGGCGAACGTTACGTTTTATTATGGCGCAGAGCTTGTGACAAAATCAATGCGTATCAATGCGTTTGATGAGCCGTCACCTCTGCCGTATTACGGCAATAGAGCAAACGGTTATGTATATGGCTCGGTCGAACTGGAAATGGAGGAAATGTAATGCGTAATTTATCGACAGCGTACAAAACGTCTGCAAGCGGTGATACGAGAAATTATACAATAAACTTGCACGTTTGGAAGAAGTCGGTTGATGATAACGGCAAGGTGTCTTTTCCCGAAAACACAAAGGCGACATACACATCGGGTAATGATTTGATTTCAATGTCAATCGTTGACGGGCAGACATCGGGCAATTCGTTTCAGCTCGGACAGACTTTTTGTCCGATAATATCTTTCACGACTGTGCCAAATTTGAACATCAAGACAGGTGACAAGGTACAAGTCGAGTTAGTATTTACGCCATCTGCAAAAGCCACACTTGCAACAGGGTACGTTGATGAGTACAGCTACGATAGCATTGATTATGCGGTATCGTATACGGCATACGGCAAGATGTTACAGCTTGACAAGGACTATAATTCTGCGTTGACGTATCCTGCGACATTTTCCGCTGTGGTCGGTGAAATCTGTTCGCAGAACGGCTTGACTTTTGATACGTTTACTTGGAAATGTAATGCAAAGCTTAAAGCGAAGCCTATTTTTGGAAATCTTGACAATGGCGAACCTGCGTATGCTTCCGCTCGTGAAATGCTCGGTATAATCGCAGGGATAAACGGCTGTAATGTCATTGTAACCGCAGACGAAAAGGTAAAATTTGTCCCGTATACCGATACTAAAACTGGCATAACCTATGAGGACGCATTTTCTCGTCAAGTCAATAATGAGAAATATGTTATCAAGAAAGCCGTGCTTAATGATGGCGGTCAGACAACAGGCGATGAAGCAGGATATGTTGAATTGTACTTCCCTCTTGAAACGGTTGAGGGAAAAGCAAGTTGTCTTGAAAAACTGAACAGCGTTATAACTGGTCTGTCGGTTATGGGAATGACAGTGCAAATACAAGGAAGAGGCTATTACGAAATCGGCGATATGCTGTCTTACACCGATTTTGACGGTGAAAAATATACCATCGGCGTTATGGGCATAAAGTATGACTTTAGCGGAGGATATTTTACCGAAACGCTTTATTCCCTCGCTCCGTCCGAAATGGAAGAACAGCACAAAGGAAACGTAAGGTATTCTTCGTCAAGCACAACGTTAAAAAATCCTGTTGTCATTTCTGAAAACACAAGCTGGTATCTTGGCTATCAGTATCACACGATAGGCTATCGCAAGGGTGACAAAATAACATACGGCTTAGATGGTGGCAATGCTGATATTATCGTGCAGGGGTACAAAGCAACGTATAACCCTGGCGGATTAGGCGCACTATGCGGTAATTTTAATGTTGTTAACAGCATTTATGGTGCGCATACAACTTACGCCACTGCGGTCACAAAACTTGACTTTTACTTGGAGATAACACGAATTATCCAATACACAGAATATACTGAATATTGGATAAATCTAATATCTGAGTACACGACAAAAGACGGCAAAACAACAAAGAAAATTGAATCGAGCGTAAAAGCACAACACGGCAATTTTTCGCCAGCGTTACGATGGGAAGAAATTTATCCTCCGTCTACCGCTTATCCTAACGGCTATGCAGTGATATTGTATGGAATAAATTATCACAATGCCTTGTCGGCTAATCCAGAAGTATATATATTTAACTCGGCAAATAGAGCAGGAGTTTCTTTTTCGTCAATCGCAGAATATAATGCCGCAGTACAGCTTTCGGGCGAACCGCTGACGATGTACGACATAACGCAGGACGTTATGAAAATAGGTGAAGCAGACGAGCCTACAGACTTACCGACTATAGGCGATGTCGATACGCTTTATATCACTTATCAGCCTCCTGCGTGTTGGAAGTTCAGCACGATAACGAATAAGTATTACTGCGTGGGAAGAAACTACCGTGAATTACAGCGTATCAAGTCAAGTACAGAAGCAAGCAATGCGCTTGAGGTGTTTAACGTTCCCGTGATTTTTGATTGCCGAACCAAAGCCGAATGGGAATTAGAAGCAAACACGGTATACCCGAAAGGCTTTATGATTTTTGAGCAAAATCCCGAAAGCCGAGAAATCACAAAGCTAAAAATTGCCAACGGCATTGACAAACTGAGCGTTTTGAAGTATACTAATGTTACGGAAAGCGAGTTGTCAAAATGCTTGACGGCAGATAATATTATTGTCAATGGCATTGGCACTACAAGAAGTGACACCGTCAACAGCGTTGCTATACAAAACAACATCACGATAAGACCTGTCGGAGCAACAGCTCCGCAAGTGACCGGTGCAACGATTGTTACTACGACATACGGTGAAGCAAGTACAGAAAAATCGGGCTTGCTTTCGGCGGCAGATAAAACCAAAATTGACAGTTTTACAAGTCCGACAGATATAGCAGGGCAAACGCTTAACTTAAACACACTGACAGCAAATACTGCGCTTGATAAGGGCAAAACCAAAAAATATTATTGTGCGTCTGCAAATGCAAGCGGGATAACACATCGCCCTGTGTCCGTCAACGAAGCATTTGATTTAACGGTAACAAATGTTTTATTTGCAGATGAAAACACATTTAGGACAATGCAGAGATATGTATCGGCAGAAAGAGAGCGGGCATATGTCAGATGGTGCGAAAATGGAACGTGGAAAGCGTGGGCTTGCGAAACCGATAGGTTAATCTATGCAACGGCAACAGTTGCAACGCCGAAAACGCTTGAAGCAAGTAATTTCGAAGGTTATCAGTATGCGTGGATAGAAGCGTATTATGATAACATATCCGCTCCGCTGACGAATAAGAAGTTTTTCCGAATTTCGTCAACCACAAACATTACTGAGCGTGATTTGCTGAAGTATCCGAACGGTACAATAGCAAAAATGGCGATTACAAACGGCGAAATTATTTTGTCAGTTACGGGCGTTGAAGATTATACAGTGCCGTTCAGGATAACCTATACTAATAACGTTTGATAAAGGGGAAGCACAAATGATAGTTTACGAAGATGGAACTTTTGTTTTTGGCAGTACGGAAGAAGCCATACCCGAAAATGCAAGAGTTATCCCCGATGACAGCGAGGAAGCACTTGCGTTACTGGCAGGGCAGGGAGAGAGCGTGAATGGATAGTAATATAATTGTTGCGGGAATATCGTTGATAGGAACGCTTGTAGGTTCGGCAAGCGGTGTTCTTGTCAGCGGAAAACTGACAAACTTTAGGATAAAACAACTGGAAGAAAAAGTCGCACGACATAATAATTTTGCCGAGAGATTACCAGTTGTTGAAGAGCATATTAAAGGTATGGACAAGAGAATTTCAGAGCTTGAAAGCGAGGTGAAAAAGCGTGAAAATTGATTGGAAGAGAAAGCTGACAAGTCGTAAGCTGTGGCTTGCGATTGCAGGGTTTGTGACTGGTCTTATAATCGCTTTCGGCGGTAGTGAGAACACGGCGAACACGGTCAGCGGCTGTATTATGTCAGGAGCGGCGGTAATTGCCTATACGATAGGTGAAGGACTTGCTGACAGCTCAGACAATAGCAAAGGAGGAAAAGAAGAATGACAGGCAGAATGAATTTTAAACGTCACGTCCTTGAAACGAACGCTGAATATTGCACGGCTGATTACGGCACTCGACAGTCTGATTATCCGTCACATCACGGAATGGATTTTGTGAATGACCTCGGCGGTGTGTGCTATGCGGCAGCTGTAGCAGACGGAGAAGTAGTCTATGTTCAGAATGGTGTCGAGGGATTTGACAGCGTGACCTACACAGCAGGAAACTATGTCAAGATACTGCATAAAAACGGCACGATTACTCGTTATCTGCATTTAAAAAACGGCTCTATCTGCGTTAGAATAGGGGATAAAGTCAAGGCAGGTGACAAGCTCGGCGTTGAGGGCAACACAGGATACTCTTACGGAACACATCTGCATTTTGATGTGCAGGTCGGAAACGAGTATGTTGACCCTCTGCCGTATCTGACAGGCGAAAAGGACTTCGGCAACGAAAAACCTTCCTCTGACAAGTCGGAAATCAAAATCGGCGACAGGGTGAAGATGAAGCCGGGTGCAACGTTCTCTGACGGTACAAAGCCGTTTGATTACGTTTATGAGCAGATTTTTGAAGTTTACAACATATCCCGTAATGGTAAAGAAGCCCTGATAGGCTTATCGGGCGATTATACTGGTTGGGTATACCTCGCAGACCTTGAAAAAGTGTCAGGCTCTACCACGCAGAAGAAAAGCATTAAGATAGGCGATACCGTAAAGGTCAAGTCGGGAGCAAAAACGTATAACGGTGGAGCTTTAGCGGTATTTGTTTACACGCAGAAGTACAAGGTTATGGAGCTAAAGGGCGACAGAGCAGTTATCGGTCAGCACGGACAGGTAACAGCGGCGGTTAACAAAGCTGACCTTACGGCTGTGTGACGTGCGTATTTAACGCAGAAAGGCTCAAAATGGACGATAAGACGCAGATACCCTTATAGTGTATGAAACTGAAATGACACGCTCAGAGCGCAATTTTAAGCGTTTATGGGTGGTTGTGATTATCCTCATATCGTTACTGGTTACAACCAATTTATGTTGGCTTGCGTATGAAAGCCAGTTTGAAACGGTCGAGAATACAGAGATAAATGCAGAGCAAGACGGTAGCGGTGTAAATATAGTCGGTGCAGGAGATGTAGACTATGGGGCAGAAAGTTAAAATTAAAATAACAAAAACACGTGTCCGCAAATCAAGCCCGTCCGCCCAGTATCAGAAATGCCCTAGGTGCAACGGACTGGGAAAAATCAAGAAAGGGTAGCTGATGAAAGCGGAAGATTTTGGCAAGAGCCGTTCCGAGTGGGAAAAGTTGATTGACGAATGGGTGTTTTCCGAGTGTGACAGACGTATCTTGAAGCTCCGCTTGCTTGACGGTCTGACTTATGAACGGCTTGCAGAAGCAGTTGATATGTCGGTAAGGCAAGTCAAAACTATCGTGTATCGTTGTGAAAAATTGCTGATAAAGCATATATGACAAAAGGCAGGGCTTCGGCTCTGCTTTTCGTTTTGCAAAAAAAATAAAAATGTGAAAAAAGTGTTAAAAAAGTATTGACAAGCGGGCGGTTCTGTGTTATAATCTATTATAGAAACAAGAGATAAGAAAGGTTCGAGGATAAAACAGAATGTGGTTGAACGTGGGCAAACTTATTAGTATCACATATCGTCCCACTGCGAAAGGTAACCTCGAAACCGCTTAAATTAAGAACCACAGCAAGTGCAGGAGGAAAAACAAATGACAAAAGAACAGAAAATCAAGAGCATAGTTGAAGCGTATGCGGCAGTTTTCGAGGAAGAGATGAAGAAGGAAACAATGACAACTGAAAAGTATGTCGCATTTGTGATAGCAAAGGAAGCATCAATTTTAGCAGTTATCGAAGGCAGCAACAAGTAAGAAAATCACAAAGACAGCCCTTCGGGGCAACGGAGAAAGGATAAGAAATTTATGAAACAGTATTTAATCGCAACATCATTCACAATGAGCAACGTACCGCTTGAGTACGAATACACGGTTGAAAAGTGTGATATGAGGACGGCACACAGCAGAAACCGTGAAAAGTATGTGTGGAGCGCAAGTCTTGAGAAGCTGTTTAAACTGGCTGACACGCTTGATGTAAAAATCAAGATAGGCAGAAGCGGAGAAATCCGTCTGATAATGCTTAACGGCTCGATGGCAAGGTTGTTCTTAAAGCACATAAAAGCGAACGGTTGGAAAGGTGTCGAATGACCCGAACCGTCTGAACAAAAAAACAAACACCGAGCGGAGCGGCTAAACTCCCGCAGAAAGAGAGGTCGTAAAAATAAATGAAAGGCTATAAAGGATTTAACAAAGATTTAACTTGTAGAGGAAAACAGTACACTGAGAATACTGTTTTTGAAGAGGAAACTGCTGAAATTTGTAAAAGCGGTATGCACTTCTGCGAAAACCCATTTGACGTATTAGGTTATTACGGATTTGTTAATGATAACGCTGAAATAAACGAATTTGCAGAAGTTGAAGCGTTAGACGCTTGCAAGACAGATGATGGCAAAAAATATGTAACAAAAAAGTTAAAAATCGGTGCAAAAATAGGTATCGGCGGACTGATACAGGCATTTGTTAATTTTACGTTATCAAAAGCAAAAGCAGAAGACACGTCAACGAACACAGGCAATCGTTCGGTGGCAACGAACACAGGCAATCGTTCGGTGGCAACGAACACAGGCAATCGTTCGGCGGCAACGAACACAGGCTATTGTTCG